CGAATATTGTGTGTCCGTTCTTGTATGTATTGTATCTTTTAAACTTTTCTCGTTAAATAAATTAACGGTAGATAATCCTAATGTTTCTGATAAATTTTTTAATAATATATCGGGAACATTATTTAATCCATCATAACTAACATTCCTCATGAAGGCGATGTTATCTATATATTTTTTAACCCTATCAAAAGATTGTCCATATAATTGAAACACAGATTCTGCCTTTCGGTCTTCAGTATCAAATTCAAATAGTTGTGGTGACGTTAAAAATCTAACAATTAAATTTGATTTATAATCGTCAATCTCATCAGCGAGGTCACTTAACTTACTAACATAATATTCGTAGTTGGTTCCAATAATTTGTGGATTCCATCCGTCTCTTGATAATGGCCATGAAACATCAACAGAAATAATATCCGTTGTGGTTTGGTCAAAACTATCTCTTGGTACTTTAAATGATGCGGTGAATTTAGGATTAGATTCTCTATTTAATAATAGTTCTTCTAAGTCATCTAAATTTTTAAAGAATTCCTCATTAATCGTATCGTTTGGTCTTATTAAAAAATTATCATTAATTGTTGAGCCCGTACCAAATGGTTTTCCCGATACTCTTAATTTTATTAAATTGTTTGCGTCAGGTTCTGTATAATTTAATATATCATAAGTCTGACCACTATAATCAACAACATATTTTTTATATGATGAATAAAAATTTCTAATTTTATTTTGGGTAGCTGGGGTGGTATTACTACTTGGTGTAACTAAAACAACATCGAATGGATTATATAAAATTGATTTTTGAACATAAAAATCTGTACTTGTTGAACCAGTGTTATATGTGATTCCCAACGCTGTATAATTTGATGATTTAACAAGACTATCACTATCAACTAATATTGATGCTGGAAATTTTGTAATAATTTTACCAACAGAAACATTTAATCTTTGTTTTAATGAACCATAAAGTGATTTACCCGCATCATCAATTCCACCTTTAAATTTTATCTTCTCATCTTTTTGAATACTACCATCTTGAGTTGATGGGACATCTTCTTCAGTCTTTAAATTATCTAATGTTAAAAATTCAGAAAATGGTGATGTTTTAAAATTTTTACTATCTTTTTCTGGAATGATTTTATCTACAGCAAAGTTCGTGTTCGCCAGTTGTGAACTTCCGTCGGTAATTTGTACACCGACTAAACTATCACTAAAAGTTTGGTTACCGCTTGCGGCCAAACTTGGAACTCTTCTTTTTACTGTTGCCATTATACTTTAGTAATATTATCTAAATTTAAAGTCTCATCAATATTTGTTCTTTCTTCTCTAACCTCGTAAAGACTATTATTAAACTCATCCTTAATTTCAAATAAGTTATATTGTTTATAGATGTTGTTAGCCTCATCGTATATTGTGTATATACCAGGAGCCACAGCCTTAGATTGATTACCGTAAAGTGCGTGTGCTAATGTTGATGAATCATGTTCAACCATTTCAACCTCAACTGTTGTTGGGTTAAAGAAAGTATTTGTTAATATAATTTTTTGACTTGGTTCACCAATAAATGGAACCACATTTGGTCTACTTGATGGTGCCGAAGATGGGGTTAATGTTAAAAACATTAAGTTTGTTGCAGAATCCTTATAACGATATCTTATCGCTTTTTCTGTGGTATTTGTTAAATTAGAAACAATCGGTTCACAAAAGAACGAAGATGTAACCACCCTGTAAAAATTGGGAACTTTTTGATTATTTGCACTATTAATATATTCAACTCGATATCCCACTAATCCCTGTGGAGTAAACTTATTTTTATCAAGTGCAGGTACGTTTGTTAAGTCAATAACCAAACCTCTAACTGATGGTAATGCTGCCAAAACACCACAATCAGTAATTGAGGTTCTAATTTGTTTTGGTCTAATATGTAATGTATATATTCCTAATTCTGAGAAATCTGCGGATTTTAATTTCAAATTATACAATCCCCCAATAATTTCATTATTAGGTGCGGTTGTTGAATCTGTGGTCGCATCATTATGATACACAGGTGTCAATATATCCTCCGATACTAATTTCTTTAATGTTACCGCGGCCGTGGATGTTCTATTAGCTGTGTAATGATATAAAATCTCCACATCTGATGGTGAAACGTCCGCCGGTCTAATTATACCATATGATCCTACTGCCATTTTCTTTTATTAATAAATATAAATCTTATTGTTTTTTAATCGTAAAGAATTTATTTCCATAAACACTTAATTCTCCCATATTGTCAATCTCCCCCAAACGAAGGTTATTCTCCATCACTCCTTGTTTTCCCCTCTCTACAAAAACATCCGAATAAACAGTAGGTTGTTCCACAAACCCCAAGAAATGTTCGTTTCGAGTCAACATTTTGTTAATAACCTCGGTTTTAGTAAATCCTGAGGTATTTCCACTAATTTCAGTATATCCATCTGACCTATCGTAATATTTCACTATAGTGGTAGTTCCTGGTTTTCCCGTGTATGTAAATGAATATCCTGTAAAATTGATTGTTACGTTATTTTCAGTTTTTGAACTGTATAATAATTCTTGGGTAAACCCATTACTACCATATTTTTTTAATTCAGATAGTCTACTTGACCCAATACCAATGTACGAAAATGCGGTATTTCCTGTTGGTGGATTATATTCATAATCATTTAAATAATCCTGTCCACTGTTTGGTGAAAGGGTATTTGATGATATATCCGTATAAGGTAATGTGAACCCAGTAAGTGTTCCAAAAAAAGTTGACATATTATTTAGTTACACCTATAAATATCTTTATAAGGTTTATCTAATATAATTAATTTTAGGAACTATATAAAGTCAATATTAATTAGAGTTTGGTATATAACAATATCTAAATAAAGAAGACTGATTAGATGGGGTGTATGTTAATATAAAATAACCTTCGTAAACACCATTTGCAACCAATAAAGCTGTGTTTGGGTTTCCTTTAAGAGTGAGTATTTTACCCGATTTAGTTATAGTAAAACTACTAAATGGCCCAAATTCATATTGGTTATGTACAGGATTTCCACTTTCATTTAATTGAGTACTTGCGGTTATTGTAAAATCCGCGGCGTCTAAATATGGTAATATTTCTACCGTTCCTAAAATTGCTATGCCAGATAATAGGTGATTATTATTATTATTAATTATATCCGGATTGGCGATACTTGGATTATTTTCACTAATTGTGAAAAGACTTGGTTGATATATTGATTTAATTTGAGTTAAGAAATCCTCATCGAAGTAGGGAGATTCAACATTAATTATAGCCGATGTTGTACAACTAGTGGTACTAATTAATTCAATTCGATAGTCAGTTTGATAAATGGGTGAAATTCCATATCCATTTGATGGATTATTTAATGTTCCACCATTTATTGCTGAGGTTGTTGATCTTGAAACTGCGGTGGCGTAAGTTCTACCAGTTGTAGATACCATATTTGTTGTAGAATCCCAAGGATATATTTTAATTGTAAAATTATCTGGAACAGAAGAAGTTCCTGTTAGGAATATTGAGACCTGTGTTTGTGGAATAGTAGGCATAACTAATTATGTTTATTTATAAATATATGTTTATTTTGTTTCATTTTAAATCTTAATTTTAAATTTGGTTTCCGCCACCGCCACCGGTACATTCACCACATGTATTCCAAATGGTCGAATATTGACCATCAATTAAATGTAAAGATAATTGGGTGTATGTTGAGGTTGAATAATAATCAATTTGATAACATATATTATCTATTTTAATTGCTTTGGTTCCACCTAAGAATTGGTACGGTAATAAATCTGGTGATGTCATGGATGTATATTGGTTGTTGCTACATCTTATTATTTGATATACATAATATATTTGAGGACAAGTAACTTGGTATTCTATTGTATTTGTTGTACATCCATTTGCGTCTGTTACTTGTAACCAATAATATCCACAAGCTAAACCTGTTACATTAAATGATGGTGAACCTGCAGTTACGTTACTGTAAGTTGCAATTAAATTATCCGTAGGGTAGTCATTGTATGGTGATGCACTATCTTTATACAATCTATATGTTTTATTCCAAGTACCACCACCTGAAGAAATTGTTAATGAACCATTGTCACCACTTGTTGCTCCCACTATGTTTGTTATAGATGCCGTTTGTGCAGTTGGTTGTGTTAACGTAATCGTATAATCTTTATAACATGTTTCATTGAAGTTATATATTCTAAAAGTATATGAACCTGAAGTTAAACTTCCTCTTGATGTACCAACATTATATCTAGTTCCCCATGTATTAGTAAATTCAGCACCAAAATTATATCTATAATAAATTCCATTAGAATTAACTAATGCGGTTGCAATACTTCCATCTGAACCACCATTACATGATATATTTGTATTTGTAAATGTTGCGGTTGGTTCTCCCGTAGATAAATCATATTGTGTTAATGATTGTGATTCACAACCATTACTATCTTTAACCCTATGGTAATATACATTTGAACTTAAACTACTAAATACATTACTTGCTTGATACGTTGCTCCATTATCAATACTATATGTATACCCGCCAGAACCACCAGAACCACTTAATGTCAATGAACCATTGGTGCTATTCCAACAAGTCGGATAACTAGCATTTGAAACACTTGCAACAGGTTGACTTCTAGCTAAACTAAAACTTGTTGTTGAAGCAACGGTACCTAAACGATTATTATTTCTAACATATCCCGTATATGACGTACCTGCCAAACTACTAAATGTTGCACTTGATTGCCAATTTGAATTGTCTCTTGAATATTCATATGGTTGACCATTACCACCACTAGCACTTAACGTAAATGATCCGTTAGTACTGTTCCAACAAGTTGGTAATGTTGTTGAACTTACTGAAACTGAAAGTGCCGGTAATGTTGGTGTTGGTGTCGGCGTTGATGTTGCTGCCGATGTTGGTGCCGGTGTGGATGTTGGCGCCGTTGTTGGTGTTGGTGTCGCATCAGACGTTTTGGTTGGTGTAGTTGTTGGTGTAGTTGTTGGTGTAGTTGTTACCGCAGACGTTCTAGTTGGTGTAGTTGTTGGTGTAGTTGTTGGTGTAGTTGTTACCGCAGACGTTCTAGTTGGTGTAGTTGTTGGTGTAGTTGTCACCGCAGATGTTTGAGTTGGTGTAGTTGTTGGTGTTGGTCCCAATACAACAACTCCAATCCCAAATGAACAATTCACGGTTTGAGTAATAGTTGGCGTTGGTGTAGATGTTACTGCGGATGTTGGTGCCGGCGTTGACGTTGGTGTACTTGTTAAAGTCGGTGTAGATGTTGGATTTGATGTTGGTGCTGGTGTCGATGTTGGCGTAACAGTTGGTGTAGTTGTAACTGCAGTTGTTTGCGTCGGCGTTGGCGTTGGTGAAGGTGACAATACAACTACTCCAATA